TGCTTCCAGGACTTTTATCAAATCTTCGAATGTTGGGATAGTTCCCCCCCCGCGGATAGCCTGGCTCTTTGCAAGACAGATCGGGCAGAGCTCGAACCTGGTAGTATAGCTTTCATTAAAAATATCAGCAGAGATTACGGCGATAGGCACCTGGCTGACTTCTGAGTAGAGGACGTAGTTAAGGGGCTCGACCGTGACTTTCTCGCCATTACCTAAAGTCACTATTCCGTTAATGCAGACCCTTATAGTTTTCGGAACTGCTTGGAAGTAGTTCGACACGTCCTGGTTTTTTATTACATCTTCTGGTCCAAAAGCGGCTGGCGGCGCAATCGGTTCAGGTACGTCAAGGAAGATATTCTCCACATACGGCAGTATACTGTAAGGTGTCCATTGCTTTGCATAAACTCGTTTAGGCATCCTGGTATATAGTTTTCCGAAATCAGACATGATTGCTCCCCTATTGACATGACATTAGTAAAACAATAACATGATCTATATAGTATATGTATATACAATTTCTATTTAAAAAGGGGTGTTTCTCATGGCCGAGAAGTCTACTTACGACCTAGTATGTGAGCAGCTTGCAAATGACGTTTTGGTTCAAGCACGCGCGTCGAATCAATCTTTTATAAGCAACATGGCTGGTATCAACAGTGTTCACGCACGGTGCGCGCAGGTAATTGATAAGCGCGTCGCTGAATTCGATATGGATAAAGCCAGGGCTCAGAGCGCTATCGATCCGACATCGCAATCATTTTGGCTCAACAAAGGCAATGCAGATAGCGGAAACGTTCAAATCGGAACGGCACAATTAATGGAGATTTTGCGGCAAGTACAAGCCAAGAAATAATAAGCGCGCGTTTTAAAACTTCCAAGGAAAGGATTTATCATGGCTGACACAACTGTTTTACAACTTATCAATGATCAGTTTGCGAACGACATCGGCTTGCAAGCCAGGGCATCGAACCAGGCGTTCGTATCTCTCATGGCAGGCAACAACTCAATTCACAGCAGATGCGCTCAAGTGCTTGATAAAAGAGTAGCTGAGTACGATATCGAGGAAGCTCGCGCTACAAGTGCGATTGACCCAGTATCGCAAAGCTACATGCTGTCAAAAGCGGCGGCTGATTCCGGCAACGTACAAGTCAATAGTGCTATTTTACTTGAGATTCTTAGGTCGTCTCAGGCAAAATAAAGGAGAGAAACCTTCACCAAGACTCCTTAGCCGGTAGCTCGCCACGCATGGCGAGCTATTTTTTTTCTATGTTCTGATAAACGGACATATGCAGGTCGTAAAGATCTTTGGCGATTTCATGGGCATCAGCTTTGCCGATGACTTCGATTTCAAACAACGCATCGACTTTGCTCCTTATTTTGCTGATTGCTTCAAAAATCCCAAGCATTGGCTCATTCTTTGAGACTGTGGGCTTTTGTAAAAAACTCGGCATTGTTGGTTTGTTGACCATAGGTTCTGGCTCCTTACTTGGTTTGTAAAGTGGTTCAATAGCTTTGGGATCAGAACCACCGGATATACTCTTTATATTCTGAACTACCTGGGCAGCTTTCTGAGCTCCGTCTAAGATTGTATCAAGCAGGTTCTTCTGCTCCTCTGCCTGGCTTTTCGCTAGGCCTTTACTTATTTCGAGCATGATTAGCCTTTCAATTATATCTCGCAAGAGAAACTCATTTGAAATTGTGATAAAATATTGTATATACAGTTTTACTCTAAAACAGGAAAGGGAAAGGATGCAAATAGTCTATTTTATTGCGCAAGTTTTAAAAAAAAGGATGACCAAAATTCATCAACGGTGTTGTTTTCATCATTACGTCTATAGTAAGTCGCTGTATTTAGGCGGAAGAAGGTGGTCGCAACATGAATGCCCAAGATGCGGAAAAATTAATTATAAGAGATATGATCATGATTTTGAAGTTAGAGCATAAAAAAAGTGGTCTTGATAAGTGATGAATTCAATTGAAGCGTCTTACCTCTCTGCACCGAGTTACGGCACATGACCACGGAATTGAAATATACTAGCTGTTGGGGATTTGCAATGGAAACTGCTGAAAAGAGTGAAATCATCGGAAAACTGGCACGCCGTGATATTTGGGAACAGCTTAATCAGACACAAGAGGAGTGCGCGGAATTGATTGCAGCGATCAATCATTTCAGGCGCGGAAAGAAAGGCGACAGGTATCAAGACTTGTGCGCTGAAGTCGCCGACGTTAAAATCATGATAGATCAGCTATGTATAATCTTAGATAGCGATGTTATAGATAAAATAACTATAGAAAAGCTATGTAGAGCAAAAGAGAGGATTGAAAATGGACAGTTATAATCTGTACTGGTATGCTTTCGGACTGATAAATGGCATAGCTTGGGGAGCGCTGTTGACTGCAGTATTCTTGTATTTTTTGGGAAAGAAAAAATGATTAGAGAGAGTTTGACCTATTTGTGTCCTAAATGTGGATCCACAGAAGTACGACATATTATTCGAGGCTCGAATTACCACAAATTGTCTTGCGTCAAATGCGACTTCGGGTTAGAGAAAAACTACGCGCTCAGTTTTCCAAAAGCCTTAGCGCAGTTTGATCCCGAGCATCCATACTTACTACGACGAAAGAAAATAAAATGAAACGAGCTCTTGTACTCATGGCAGCATTTTCAACGGCATTTATGATTGTTCCTGTAATTCTGATAAGTGAGGCGTTTCGATGTCTAAAACTGAAATTGCGCTAGTCCTGTCGTTTGCTATGTCTTTTCTCGTTTCTGCTTTCATTTGTGAAATTCTCAAAAATAAAAAGCCAAAATACCAAGGTTATGATGATAAAACCGATACTTTCCATTGTCCTCAATGCGGACGCGAAATCAGCATGAAGCTAACCTTTTTAGAAACATGTCCATTTTGTAAGAATAGCTATTGACTTAACAAGCTGTACGTATTACGCATGTAGAAACACCCATTAGTTGGAGTAAACATGCAGGATATTGAACAAAAACATGTGTATTTCTGTGACATTTGCGCAAACAAATACCCATGTCACGTCTGTGGCAATAGGGGGAAAGAAGGATATGCGCTGTCTAGTAATACACTTTTCAATGCACTATACGGAAAAACTGTGATAAAGAAGGTTTTGTTGAAATTCACAGGAGAAGTTGTGATGTCAGATATCACAAAGGAGCTCGTAAAAGACTTGGGTTGGAGTGCTTACGTTTCGCTTGATAGGATACCGGATTATGACATGTTTGTGTTCGGTATTCCGGATTTGTCTATCAAAGGGATGTTTCCGCATGATGTTAAGTTAATCGAACGTGCTAAGACTACAAGGTCGGATGTTGGAATATCGCAGGTTTACGTTGGGTGGTTAAATGATTGATACTTGTCTGCTTGTTAAGCAGGTTTTAAAGACTCGTGATGTAGTTCACTTGTCAAAGGTGTTAAGGGTTGCAAAAAAAACGATATATCGTTGGGTTAATGGTGAGTGCAGACCGGCTTTGCACTTACAGCAAAAACTGTTGGAGTTACATGGAAAAGATCAAGACAAACAACGGTGATAGGCTCGGCGGCGGCGCTGTGGTCGTAGCGTGGCTATTTGCGGCGCTGCTCATAGGACTTGGTGTTTCAATCGGCTGGGCTCTGTGCGCCTGGCTTAAATTTGGGTGTGAAGTATGAAAGATGATTACACTACTTGGAGAATAGAGATAAATTATGTTTTACCAAAAGGTGAAACAATAATTGCTTGTACAATCACTGATGAGCAGCTTGATAAGGTATTCAATTCTGATTATGGTTGCACCGAAGGGATACCATTTACGGCATGGAGTGAAAATTGGGTGTTCTTTCCTATATGCTACGATGGTTCGGAATCGGTTGGCTGTGCTCCAAGGAATCCTTGCGATAGGTCGATGAATCATCAAGGCGGTGGTTAATGACAAAATTCATTCTTGAAATGGACAAAGATGTTGAAGAATGTTTGTGCTTAGATGAAAGCGGCAACGGGTGCAATTTTATATCGAAAAGATGCCTGGGGGATCTACAAGCTAGGCCAAAGTGGTGTCCGCTTGTCGAAGAAGAGGATAAATCTATGATGACAATCACTACTCTTGAAGAACGGCTCAAGAGAATTGAAGAAAGATTAGACACAATAGAAATGGACATAGGTTGGTTAGAAATGCAATGTAGCCGGATTTCATATTGCGATATGGATGGAATTGAAAAACAGTTCTCTCTTGTATATAAAAAACTAGACTGGCTTATGTCCTTCCAAGAACATGATAGGGCTATCACGATAAATGAAGCAAATGAAGTGGTCGCAGTGGGCAAAAGCCTGAATATTGTGCTTGATGATAACGGTTGGGATAAATGACATGAATGTTGACAGCGATGAAAATTTAGGAAATGAAATATTTGTACAGTGTCAAACATGCGGCAATTTATATACAAGAATTCAGGTGGAACTAGCAAAAATTGTACTATTGGGTTATGACGAAGGGAAATGCATAACGAGCTGTATCAGGTGCAGTGATAACCCTCAACTTCTCAGTAAAGTTTGGAAAAATGGTGGGCTTGAACATGTAGTTCGTGACTCAGTGGATCCACAAAGTCGTCAACTCGAACAAACGTAAAGTCTTTTGGCATAATCACATTGTTAGTTATGCCTGCAAAATAGGCGATGAAAAAAGCATCGACCATACCTTCGTCTTTTTTAGTAATAGGTCCATGGGTCGGGTTCATCCGGCGAAAACTTGCGGCTGACATCTCTTTGGCTTTCCCGGCTCTTGGACAACCATTAATGCGTTTCTGCCAGCCTTTGGGTCCGATTAACTCATAAGGCCAAGGTTCAAGAAAGCACCTAACTTGCCCATAGTAGTAGCCAAATGCAAAATTATTCGAGACTCCCCAAATCTTCATGCCGTGAACTTTCTCGACATAAATATAGTGCGCTTCATTCAGGTTAAACAAGGTCTTAATGGCATACGTGTCTAACACTGTATCTTCTCGAAAAGGTAGCGGCATCCACCTACACTGTTTTTCTTCAACGTCTATCTCTGCTATTACTCCATTCCGGCCAGGGTCGATGCCAATTAGTTTCATTTTTTACTCCTACCGTACGCGATCATGCGCTTTGTCTGCCAGTCTTTTGCATCGCTTCTGACATTAGAATTGTAGATTTTATAGTCTCTAAGATGTCCTATCACAAGGTGGCAATGGGTGCAAAGAGTTATCAAATTATCGGCGGTTAATTCCAAGTTTGGTTTCTCATTGAACGGAATCACGTGGTGCACTTCC